CAAGGTACCGATGGTGCTCAAGGTACAGACGGTCACTCTGACCGCTATAAGACAACCTCTAATACCGCAAATGATATTGCAGTAGCAGATGGCGTAGTCTTCTATGTAAATGACGAAAATCTTTCTTACTCAGTAGGTCAAGATGTCGTTGTTGCTTACGACATTAATAATTACATGACTGGAACTGTTGCTTACTACGAGACAGTGCCATCTGATTACATCCAAATAAATATTCATACCATTGTTGGTTCTGGAAACTACTCTTCATGGACAATTAACCTTGATGGAGCAACAGGTGTACAAGGTACAACTGGCTCTCAAGGTACCCAGGGCACACAAGGTACTGATGGTACTCAAGGAACGCAAGGTACAGACGGCCAACAAGGAACACAGGGTACCGATGGACAACAAGGTACTCAGGGAACCCAAGGTACTGATGGAACCCAAGGTACAACAGGTACCTCATTTACATGGCAAGGTACATGGGATTCAGCGCCTTTATACCATGTCAATGACGTAGTTCAGTACAACGGCTCTTCATACATCGCTACAGCAGATAACCAAGCAGAGCAACCTTATGGTTCTGGCTTCTGGGCACTTCTTGCTGCACAAGGTATAGATGGTACACAAGGAACCGATGGACAACAGGGAACCCAAGGTGTTGACGGTGCTCAAGGTACCCAAGGTACACAAGGAACCGATGGAACCCAAGGCGCACAAGGTACCCAGGGTACACAAGGTACCCAGGGAACTGACGGTACACAAGGTGCTCAAGGTACAGAAGGTCAACAAGGTACACAAGGTACTCAGGGTGTTGACGGTCAGCAAGGTACAACTGGTGCACAGGGTACTGATGGACACTCTGATCGTTATAAGACAACCTCTAACACAGACTTTGTACTAGGTTCTTCAACAACACCAGTCTTTGCTGTTAACGATGGAGATCTAGCCTACTCTGTTGGGCAAGATGTTGTTATTGCCTACGATTCCAGCAACCTTATCCACGCAACAGTCGCAAGTTTTGATGGGGAAAACCTCGCAGTAATCGTTAAGGATTACACAGGCACTGGAGACTATTCAACCTGGACAATCAACCTTGACGGTGCAACAGGTGTTCAAGGAACTACTGGTTCACAAGGAACTCAAGGCACACAAGGCGTACAAGGCACTCAAGGTGTTGATGGTACTCAAGGTGCGCAAGGCACACAAGGAACCCAAGGAACTCAAGGAACCGATGGCACACAAGGTGCACAAGGCACTGTAGGTTCACAAGGTACCCAAGGAACCCAAGGTGTAGATGGTCAACAAGGAACCCAAGGTACCGATGGTACTCAGGGAACTGATGGTACCCAAGGTACACAAGGAACTCAGGGTACACAAGGTACTCACGGTACACAGGGTACTGATGGTACGCAGGGAACCCAAGGAACACAGGGAACCCAAGGTACCGATGGTACACAAGGCACACAGGGAACCGATGGAACGCAAGGCACCCAAGGTACCGACGGAACTCAAGGAGTTCAAGGTACTCAAGGTGTAGATGGCGCCCAAGGAACTGATGGACACTCTGACCGTTACCGCACAACCTCTACAACTTCTTACACTTTGGGTTCTGACTCAAACCACACATTCGTACTTGATGATGCAAATCTTTCTTACTCAGTTGGTCAAGATGTAGTTATTGCTGCTGATACTGCAAATCTTATCCACGCTAGAGTAGTTTCTTATAACAGCGGAACAAATGAACTTAACGTTGATATTAAGGATTACATTGGCGGAGGTACTGGTGGGTCCTGGTCAGTAAACCTTGACGGTGCGACTGGTGTACAGGGAACCACTGGTTCCCAAGGTACCCAGGGAACACAAGGTGTACAAGGTCTTGACGGTATCCAAGGTATTCAAGGTACATCTGGTCAACTTGGAACCTATGCAGAAACAATCACAGGTGATTCAACCGATGGTGGAATGACTGGAACTACACAGTTCACAATCAACCACAACCTTGGAACTGAAGACATCATGGTTACAGTCTGGGATACAGCGACCAAGATGGAAGTTGTTACAGACGTAGCGTATGTAACTACATCATCAGTAACTGTAGGATTTGCAGTTGCACCAGTTACATCTAAGTCTTACCGAGTAGTAGTAAAGGCATAATACTCACTTTACGTAAGGCAATATTTCAGTACTAAGTGAGGAGTTTTACAGATGGCCCGTAGTTACGTCGTACCGCTAGGTCTTTTGCACCTAACAAGCGACCCTACGGGCCATTCTGCTGGAGACACTTACTACAATACGGTTTCTAAAAAGATCCGTATTTTTGATGGAACTAACTGGAATGACTCTGGCGTATCTGCTGAGGAAGTTTCTACCGCTATTTCAGGGGCGGCTTTAGGATCTACTGATGATCTTCCAGAGGGCGTTCAAAACCTATACTCAACTCCTGAGCATGTGTATAACGCTATAACAAGCGGAACACAAACCAACATTTCGTTTACTTACCACTCTACAAACAAAACAATTGATGTAGATGTTCCTACAGTTCAAGGTACCCAGGGTACACAAGGAACTGCTATTCAAGGTACACAGGGAGTTCAGGGTACGCAAGGCGTATTTGGTACTCAAGGCTATAACGGTGCACAAGGCGTTCAAGGTATCCAAGGAACTCAGGGTGTCCAGGGAACACTCGGTGCTCAGGGAGCGCAAGGAACTCAGGGTGTCCAAGGCATTCAAGGAGTACAAGGTTTACAGGGTACGCAAGGAACTACTGGTTCACAGGGAACACTCGGTACTCAAGGAGCACAAGGACTTCAAGGCACACAAGGTGTACAAGGAACGTTAGGTTCAACAGGAGCACAAGGTGTACAGGGTCTTCAAGGCGTACAAGGTCTTCAAGGTATACAGGGAACACAAGGTGTTCAGGGCACGCAAGGTGTTCAGGGAACACAAGGTATTCAAGGTGCTGTAGGACCTGTATCTTCACAGAATGCTCACCAATCTGTAGAGGCAATTCAAACAACGCCCCTTGATAACTCTTGTACATACTATGCTGGATCTGCTGATGCCGAAAATGGAACTGGTGTAGGCGCTTACATCCAGGCTGGAACTAACGCGGTCCTTTCTGTAGACGGGTACACAACACCAAATCTGGCTGTTGGTGACCGTCTTCTTATTGCAGGTCAGGCTGACCAAAAGCAAAATGGTGTTTACACGGTAACTGATACTGGTAAGAACAACCCTGGTGGTAGACCTTGGAAGATTACCCGCGCCACTGACTATGACAACCATGTTGTTGGTCAGGTTGAAGAGGGCGACTACATCTTTGTAACTGATGGAAATACATATGGACAAACTGTATGGATTGAAATTGGTAATGGATCAAACTCAGATGGTTCAATCCGTATTGGTACAGATAGCATTGTTTTTGCCCAAACATCTGGTGTAGGTGCACAAGGAGCAACTGGTGCCACTGGTGCTGGTGGTGTTATCTCTAACTATGGTTCTTTCTACTCAACTGCAGATCAAAGCGCCACAACTGGCGGAGCAGCAGTTATTTTTGACACTACCAATATCAATAACGGTGTAACTCTTGTTACGAATGGAACGCACCTTACTCGTGTAACAATGCCTGTAACTGGCACATACATGATTGACTTTGCTGGTCAACTTGCGTTAACTGGCCCAGGAAATCACACAGCAAACTTTTGGCTAGTTAAGAACGGTGCCACTGCAGCATCTACAGCCTTTGACTCTGAGGTATCTAGCACTACCCCAACACTTACTAACTGGGTATGGCAGGTTAATGCGACTGCTGGCGATTACTATGAAGTTTATTGGAATGCCGATTCCACAAATGTGTCCCTAAACTACGCAGCAGCAGCATCTCCAGTTCCTGCGTCTGCTGGAGCGTTTGTTCGCGTCACTCAAGTTAACTACCAAGGTATCCAAGGTACACAGGGCGTTCAAGGTGTTCAAGGTGTCCAAGGTGTTCAAGGCACTCAGGGCGTTCAAGGAACACAAGGTGTACAAGGCGTACAAGGAGTGCAAGGCACTCTTGGTAGCCAAGGAGCGACTGGTGCCCAAGGTGTTCAAGGTTTGCAAGGCACACAGGGCTTACAGGGAACGTTAGGTGCACAGGGTGCTCAGGGAACGCTTGGTGCACAAGGATTTACTGGTGCAACTGGAGCGCAAGGTACGCAGGGAGTTCAAGGCTCTCAAGGAACTACTGGCTCTCAAGGTGTACAAGGATCTCAAGGAACTCAGGGCGTACAAGGCGTACAGGGTGTCCAAGGTATTCAGGGCGTACAAAGTCCGTCTATTCAAGGCACGCAAGGTGTGCAAGGTGTGCAAGGAGTACAAGGTGTTCAGGGTGTTCAAGGAACTACTGGTGCGCAAGGCGCCCAAGGAACACAGGGTACTCAAGGTCTTCAAGGAACATTTGGTTCACAAGGAACAGCAGGAGATAAGTACCAAACATCTTCTATAACTTCGATTACTCTTCCAGCGTCTGGTTCTCAAAGTCTTACAGTTGCAACTAACCTTTCTTACTCAGTAGGTCAGTCAGTAATTATTGCCAACACTATCTCTAACATCATCTACGGAGATGTTACTGCGTATAACTCTGGCACAGGCTCATTGACAGTCAACGTCACCCGCAGCCTAGGTTCTGGAACCTTTACATCATGGACCGTTAACCTTGATGGTGCAATTGGTATTCAAGGTAATACAGGTGCACAAGGAACGTTAGGTTCTCAAGGTGTACAGGGTACGACTGGTGCTCAAGGAACACAGGGTGTACAAAGCCTGTCTATCCAAGGAACTCAAGGACTTCAAGGTACGCAGGGTACACAGGGGGTTCAGGGTACTCAAGGCGTACAGAGCCTATCTATTCAAGGCACGCAAGGACTTCAAGGTACGCAAGGTGTACAGGGTACGCAGGGTACGCAGGGCGTTCAGGGCACCCAAGGAACACAGGGTGTGCAGGGTGTTATGGGACAAGTCTCAGCAGATCCAACAGTTACAGCGTTGCTTTTTGGTGGAATGTAACTAGTTTAGTAGTTCTGTAGTTCCGTTATGAATCTGTGTGTATTCTGCTGCGCCTTTTAGAAAGTTTACTGGGCGATAGTTTCCTGGCTTAAGTGTGTAGGTATAGAACGTCTTTTGGTTATCTTCTTTTTTCATTCGAAAGTTGAAGATGTACCAATCTACTGGGCAGTTAATTCCTCGTGACTCTACGTCCTCTACAGCCTTTCGTGCACCTTCTCGGCTTACCATGTAGCCAGCACATGACCACTGCTGATACGAGATACAAACGTTTTCCGCCCCAATAGTGTGCTGGTCTTCGTTGTACGCAAACAGGGAATCATCAGGAACAAAGAAAGAAAAGAAATCCCAATCAACGGGAAGTTGACGCATGTACATCTCAATAACTAGTTGAAAGTTTTTACTGATAGTAATGTCATCCTCAAAAAAGATAAGTGTGTCGTAATCGGACTGTAAGAACTTTTTGTAAGCCATGTAGTTACTTGCCCAAACGCCTACAACTCCTGCACTAGGAGGAAAGGTTTCTCCTGGCTGGCAGTAGTCTTCTACTGTATTAACTTTAAATTCTGGATGAAGGTTGACAAAGTTTTCTACCTTATCAGCAGTATTTAGGTACATAGTCAGAGAACCAAGCCTAGGCAAAAATGACATTTGCTTAAGGATTGACTCATAAGATTTGTTGCGAAGTGGGTTACCCGTATCTGTGTGGAATACCTCAAAGCATGCATTTTCTAGCATTTGGTTACCCAGATTTGATATCCAGTTTCTAGGATCTGAATCTCTCCCTCACAGATAGAAAGAAACGCATCAATTCCTCTTTTTGGCTCTAGAAAAGGCTTTCCACCCTCACGCCATTCGTAGTCATCAAACGCCATAACCCCACCTGGCTCTAAGACTTTAAATGCATTTAGACCATCAAGTGCGGTTTGTAAAGCGGTATGGCTACCATCAATATAAATAAAATTAAATGTTTTTGTGTTTTGATTAAAAAACTCATCACTAGTCATTTTGTTTTTAATGACTTTGGATTGGTTTTTAAATCGAGAATCGTAGTATTGCTCAACTGACGAAAAGTCTAAAGAATCATGCTGGTCTTCTTCACTTCCAGCCCAAGTATCCACATCATCAATAGTAATGATATTACGGTTGATAAGCAACCATTCAGTGGCGTCTCCTGTGTAAGTGCCAATCTGCAACGCTCTTAAAGGAACGTCAGGACATTTACGATCAAAAAATGGTGAGGTATATTGAAACCAATTAGGAAACATTAGAACAACCTTAAGTTATTGATACATCCGCTTACGTACTCTTGTGACATTTCTACGTTATCTAAAAGGTGGTTGAATAGTTCTTTGCTTTCTTCTTTGCGCCCCAACCACCAACCTGCAACAGCCTTTTCAAACATTAGCACATATGGTCCGTTGTACTCTACATACACAGGTAGAGGCTGATTGAAGGTAGCAAGTGTGTGTGCAAGCCCAAGTTCTGCAAACGTGTAGGCTTTTTGCCATTCTTTATTTCGCTCATGAATGCGTGCTAAGAGGAAATACGCCTCTGGTCTACCAGGTATCAATGTCAAAGCCTGCAATGTGTTTTGATAGACGGTGGCATTTCTGTCTCCCTGCTTACTAAAGCACAAAGACATTCGTAGAAGAGAAGAATACGCAATTATAGGATGAGTCTTGTACCCTCTATCTGCAGCACGTAGATAGAACCCAGCAGCAGAGGCATACTGACCTGCATCATAGTATGCGTTAGCAAGAGCGAAGTTCTTTTCAGGATTAAAAGAGTCAAATGCAACGTCTGTTGCTAACTTGTTAATTGACATATGTTTTTGCCTCTTCAATCATTTCATCCACAATTGCGTGTGGAACTTCTAACACAAATGCTGAGTTATCTTGAACGCCAAAACTTACCAATAGATTGTCGTTTATGATGGCGGCTCCAACACAGAACTCAATAGGAGTGCTCATAAAAGCAAACTCTTTGCTTAAACCAACAAAGTTAAACTCTTTGTCCCAAACAATCAACCTATGGCGGTAAGTTGAGTCTTTTTGGTTTAGGTAATTTCTCCAGAGTTTGACCTCGTGAGTAATGCAGATGTAGTAATCGCCCCAAGAAACAACGTGAGATCCTCCTCGTTGATCAATTGGAGGCCGTGGAACATTGTCGTTAATTACGGTCTGCTTACACTCAGGAGAATTAGGATTTGCCCAAACCACCTCGGTAGGCATAGCCCACTTAACAAAGTGATACGGGTTATCTAGGATAGGCATCCAGTTTTTTTCACAGTACGAAGTGTCGTCATGCAGTGGGGCAGGTACTCGAACTCGTTGAACTTCTTTGACAGTCCAATTCTCTTTGTCAATTTCTACCTTACTGTATTCCATGCGACCTTGGCCGTTGGTTGTGGTATCACGACGAACACCGATCATGTAGTAATCGCCATCCCACTGAACAACGCGAGCATCTTCAAGGCCAACAAACTCCCAGATAGGAGTATGAAGATTGAGCATCTCTACCTTGGTGTAGTTGATGACGTTATAGTCTTTATCAAGACGGCAGAGAAAGTTATTAGTGACTAGACGTTGGTCTTTCTCTGGATGAAGGTAGGTTAAAGGGCCCCAAGGACTAAAGAATCTTTTATCATTTTCAGAGATATAGAGAGTATAGTTCACCTGGCGAAGGTTGACCAAGATGTCTCCATCATCGTCGATATAGACAGATGGGTTCATAAGGCCCAAACCATTGCTCAAGGAATTGGGGATGATAATTGGGGCCAGTTTTCCGCCCTGAGAAATAGACTTTTGTACCAAGTTCATGGGGTCACTCTATTTACCCTTTTAGAGTTTAACAGTACAAACTAACCCTTATTCTCTACCCTTTCTTTATCACCTTCTAAAGGAGTCATCTTGGCAACTTCCTACCTTCAACTTGGACAGGCGCAGGCAGGCACATCTGCCACTCTTCTCTACGCCGTACCATCAGGATATTCTGCAGTTGTATCGAGCATCGTGCTCTGCAACACAACCAACGCAGCGGCAACAGTCAGCGTGTTTTGTAACAAAGCAGGAACAACAAATACTGCTGCTACAGCCCTTGTCTACAACATGACAGTCCCAGCGTACACAACCCAAACCTTTACTCTAGGTATCACAATGGCGTACAGCACAGCAGCCGATACCTTGTATGTCCAAGGCGGCACAAACAACGCCATTACTGCAACAGCATTCGGAAGTCAGATCCAGTAAGATGGCCCAAAATAACCCAGTCGGTACACACATCGTCACTGACGGTGCTGTTGGTACCCGCGTATTCGTAGGTAACACCACACCGTCTTACCCAACCACTGGTGACCTTTGGATTGATAACACCGCAGGATCTGCCCCTAACCAGACCTTCTTCTCATATACAGCAACAGGTGGAGAAACATCTGTATCAGTCACCTACACAGTAGGAACTGAGAGCGTATTCCTCAACGGAACTAAACTCCTTCGTGGAACAGACTATGTTGCTACCTCAGGAACAGCCATCACAGGACTCACTGCACTATCTGCAGGAGATATCGTAGAGGTTGTTTGGTTTACTTCTTTCTTAGTTAATGGTTCATTGCCATTATCAACAGTTGCTACAAAGGGTGATTTGATTGCTGCGACAGCGGCAAGCACAGTCACTAACCTTTCAGTAGGAACTAACTATCAACAAATTGTCCCTGACTCAACACAGGCTACAGGCCTTCGTTGGGGCGATGACAACAACATCCTCACGATTATGGGAGCGTATCTATAATGGCAGTTACAGCACAAACCTTATTCCGTGGAGCGGCTACAACCACTACCACGACTACTCTTTACACGACTGCTGCCACAGGCACCACTATTGTAACTAACATCATGGTGGCTAATACCTCTGGTTCATCCCAGACATTCACCATCGCTATTGATGGAACGGCTCTCTTCACCACTACAACAATCGCCGCTAACTCAACAGCCTTCTTTGATTTAAAGCATCCTATCGTGACAACAGGTTCTACTAAGACAATCACTGGCGGTGCGTCAGCAACATCAGTCAACCTATTCATCGGAGGAGTAACACTCTAATGGCTAGTACAGTCTTTCCAGCCGCTGGTGCTGGTGTAACTCAAAAAGTTCAAGAGTTTACATCTACTGGTACATTTACCGTTCCATCTAACTGCACCTCTGTAGAAATATTTATGGTTGGTGGAGGCGGTGGAGGAGGTTACGCACAATCCCCAGCAAGTAACCAAAATAGTGGTCTTGGTGGCGGTGGCGGTGGTGGTCAAGTAATCGCAAGAAAATTGAATGTAACTCCTGGACAGGCTTACACAGTTACTATTGGTGCTGGAGGTTCAGGCGCTTCTTCCTATGCAAACGGGACAGACGGAGGAGATAGTTCCTTTGGTTCTTTAGCAACAGCATTAGGTGGAGCGGGAGGAAGTTCAATAAACTCGTCATCAACATACACACTTCCAACACGAACCAAAGCGGGTGGTGGTGGACTTGCAACCACTGGCTTTGTAAATGGTTGGGCAAGTGCTGGATTTGGAGGAGGAGCAGGGTCTGCAGGATACACGCTTGGAAACAACGCAAGTTCAGGTGCAGCACAAGTTTTTCCTCGTCTTTCTCCTGGCCTTTCATACGCCTCTAGTGCATATGGTTACTATGGGGGAAACATCGGCGCTTCTATGGCGGGTTCAGGCATAGATGGTTATGGAATTGGTGGTTCGGGCGGTGTTAATACGGACACTACACAGAACATTGGATTTGGTCCATTAACTGTTGCCATAGTTGGATCTACAACTAACACGGCTGTAACTGGCGCAACTGCAACATCAAATACAGGAAATGGCGGTGGCGGTGGCGCAACATTGAGTAGCGGGTCGGCAATAACGGCAAATGGCGGTACTGGTGGTTCTGGTTACTGCCGTGTTACTTACTGGTCATAAGGAGATAATTTATGGAAAAACATTATGTCTTTCTTAAAGATAATAAGGTAGCAAATATTGCGGTATTTGCTGAACAAGACGATGTTCTTGCTCAAAAAATTGTAAATGAACAAGGTCACGATTCATTTGTTTGGATTAACGATTCCAAGATGCCTAGTCCTTATGCAATTTACAATGGTACATCTTTTGTAGAACCTACAGAAGAAGAACTTCTTGCAGCAGGTTTGGCACAGCAAGCAACTCCAGCAGAATAAAGGAAGAAGAATAAATGACAAGAGCCAGAACTAACGCCTACGGTACTACTACCTTAGGTTCTACAGCCCTGACTTTAGGCTCTACTACCACATCTGTATCTGGTCTTACTCTTTCTTCTCCATCATTAAACGGCGCCGTTTTTAACTGGCCTGTAGAGTCTTGGTACATCAACTCAACAGCGTTTGCTGGATACACAGCCTACCTACAAACAAACGGCGCTGTGCATTACCTTACTACCGCATCAACAAGCAACGGTACACTCAACATTACAGCGGCCTCTGGAACAACGCTTAACTCAGTAATGACAACAGGCCAAGCAATTACATTCTCGCTCTTGATCACAAATACAACTGCTTACTATGCAAACGCATATCAAGTAGACGGATCAACTTCAGGTGTAACAGTCAAGTGGTCAGGTGGAACTGCCCCTTCAGCAGGTAACGCATCTGCCGTTGATATCTATCAATTTACAGTCCTTAAGACTGGCTCTGCAGCATTCACAGTATTTGCTGCTGGCCCAATTAAGTATGCGTAGTCTGGAGGCTATCTAATGCCATTTTTTGCCCCCGTATCTGCTGGTGGAATCGGTAAAGCAACTGTTACCGCTACTACTGGTTCTCCTACTATTGACACAACCTCTCGTACTGGTAAGACTATCTACAAGTTTACTGGCTCTGGTTCTGTAACTGTTGGCGTTGGTGGTTACGCTGAAGTGTTAATTATCGGCGGTGGCGGTTCTGGCGGTAGCGGAAATCAAGGTTCAACACCTGCCAGTTCTCTTGCTAGTGGCGGTGGCGGTGCTGGTGGATATTTTTACAACTCAACTTTATTTATTCCAGCAGGAACTCTTACAGTTACAGTTGGTGCTGGTGGTGCTGTTGTAAACAACGGCACGAGTCCCGGCAACCCTTCTCAACTAAGTTCATACATTGTTTTTGGTGGTGGTGCCGGAGGGACGGGTAGCGCCGTTGGTAGTGCGCTTAACGGTGGTTCTGGTGGTGGTGTTGGATGGTATGCCGCGCCCGCCTCTGCTGGTTCTGCTTTACTAGGTCAAGGTAATAACGGCGGGGCAACTTCGGGAAGCGGCAACGCTGGTTCGGGTGGTGGCGGTGCTGGTGGTGCTGGAACTAGCATTACTTCTGGAAACAACGGCGGTGCTGGTGGTGCTGGTGTTTTTAACTCAATTACTGGAACTTCAACAGCCTACGCTGGTGGCGGGGGTGGCGGGGTACATGTAAACGGAGCAACACCGGGTAGCGGTGGTTCTGGAGTTGGTGGCAGTGGTGGTGTTTGGCAAAACTCTAACAATACTGGCGGTGCTGGAACTTCTAATACTGGTAGCGGTGGTGGCGGTTCTGGCGAATGGTACTCGGGCGGTAACGATGCGGGCGCATTGGGTGGCGCGGGTGGCTCTGGTTATGTAGTGGTGGTGTTTGGATAATGGCACATTTCGCAAAAGTTAATTCTGACAACATTGTTGAACAAGTAACAGTGGTGTCTAATTGTGCCCTTAACTCTTGTATTGGTCCAGATCACTGGGACTACCAAGAGGAATACCATGCTGAACATACAGGAACTACAGACTTTCCAGAATCAGAAGCGCTAGGTCAAGCGGTGTTAGCCGAGTCTGGCTTTGAAGGTCGTTGGTTACAGACTTCTTACAATGGAAAGTTCCGTGGAAGATTTGCTGGTGCTGGTATGACATATGACCCAGTTAAGGACGAATTCACAATACCTTCAGCAGAGTAAAGCGCCCCAAACATTCAAAGAACTGAGAGAATAACAACATGT